GGCGGCGTGCGTCGCCATTGTTTGGCGTGAAAACAGGGACCTGGTCGCCGGGAGAGACCTGGCTGAGGACCGGAAGTTGATTGATTTGAGGCATGACAGCTCCTTAGTTGAATTCGATCGGGCCGTCTTGGCCGGCGAGCACCGGGTCCACAGGCGGGTTGACAAACGGGTTGTCGTAGTTGTTCCAAGGTTTGTTCCCTGCGCCAACAGGAAGAGTCCCAGGGAACTGCTGTTCCATCGGCATAGCAGCTCGTGAGAGCAGGACCTCGTAACCAGCCCTGGCGGCCGCTTTGGTCACGTCCTGAGGCTGTCTGCCAAGGCCGCCGGCGATCCGCAAGGCCAAGTTGGTGTAGATGGCTTCGTTGGCCGAGTCGGGGACCAGGGTTTCCTCGTCAAGGTTGCTGTCTTGTGGACTTGACGGCAGCGGGTAACCCAGCCGGATGCCCTTACCATTCCACAAAGCCATCATGGCATCGAGTTTGCGCAGGGCGCTGTCAAGTTGCTGGGGCTGCAGGTCGAAGACGTAAGCAGCCAGCCCGATTTCTTCAAATGCTTGCATCACGAATTGGCGCTTAGTCCAGCCCATATCAGCTCTCCAGATGTTTGGTGATCAACTTCATCAACTTGGCGTCAGTCGTCTTGTCAGTGAACGTGATGCCGAGTTCGTTGGCCTTGGCTTCAAGTTCATCGCGGGTCGCAGGTTGGTCGTCCTTGGCCTCTTCCACGGCTTCTTGAGTCTGCTCAGTGGGTTTGGGCAGCAGTCGGCGGTTCACGCCATCAAGCGGGCGCGACGGTTTGAGACGGCGGCCAGACTTTTTCGACGGTTTCTTGCTCGGAGCAACCTCGCCCGCGGCCTCTTTGGCCTCGTCGAAGGTGGTGAACCAACCAGATGCAAGTTTGGCGTCAAGTTCTTCCTGGGTCTTGACCTGGGCGTAGGCGTAGGTGCCTTGACCTGGCTTCCGGTGCGGGCCAGGGCAGCGGTAAACGAGTGATGGAAAGCTCATTTCTTCCCCTTCTTCATCGGAGCTTTGCCTGGTTTGCCGGCTTTCCTAGCTGCCTCACGAGCAGTGCTCAACGCGATTGCCACGGCTTGCTTCTGAGGTTTGCCGGCCTTCATCTCCTTGCTGATGTTGCTCGAGATGGATTTCTGCGAGTAACCTTTTTTCAACGGCATGGTGGTCTCCTTAATGGAGAGGAGGGAGGCCGAAGCCTCCCGTCCTCAGTTGCTTACTGGTTGAACAGCAGGATGCCGCTCATCTCAGGTTGCTTGTTGACCACACCGAACAGCGTGTCGAGACGGTACAGAGTCGTCATGCTGTTGATGTCGTACCACTTCTGCATGACCAGCTCGATGCCCTGATCGGTGCTGGCGCGCATCACTGCGGTGCCTGCATCGGTCGGGATGGCGTAGCGGCCGGGCAGGAGCTCCAGCGCGTCACGCTGCCAGAACGGGTTGATGTTCGTGGCGTTGACGTTGAGCCAGGTGATGCTGGCAGCAGCGGCAGGAGTCACGATCACGTTCTGATACTGGGCTTCGGCGTCCGTACCACCCTGGTTGCTGATGATGCCCGGGGTGATGACCAGATGGGTACCGTCGACAACCTTAATGACGCGGAAGGTCTTCAGCTGGCCAGTCGACTGCTTGGTGATGTGATGCACAGCCTCGACACCGTTGATCGTGAAGGCATCGCCAGCAGCCACACCGGCCGTGGCGGACACGGTGATGGTCTGGAAGCGGTTGTCCACGTTCTGGGTTTCGCCAGTCGTGGCAGTCGAGGTGGCAGACGGCACCAGGTAGTTTTTGGCTGTGGTCCGAGTGTCGATGGTGATAGCGCCACCGCCGGCCGCCGCAGCGATGCGGTTGGCGTAGTCCATCTTGTAGGTCTCGAAGCCAGCCACCATGCCGACGTAGCTGCGCTCGTAGGCGCGGTCGGACTTCTGGTTGCCGAAGCTGCGGGTCGCAGCCGCCAGGTTGCCGGCCAGACCGTTGTAGTCACGGCTCGACAGGGCCAGGAAGCGGTCGAAGTTCACCACGCCTTGCTCGTTCATGATCGAGTCGGCCAGGGCCACGTCGTCATAGTCGCCGGCAGCACCGGAGACGCCGACAACCAGGGAACCCTGGGCAGCAGCCACGTTCATGATGGCGATGTTGATGTCGCTGGCCAGCTTCTGCTTGGCAGCATCGCCCAGACGGTTCTCCTGCAGCGCGTCGCGCAGCTCGAGAGCAGTCATGGTCCAGGGCACGGTGCGGCTGAACCCGAGGGTGGCCGGAACCGACAGCTGGGTCATGTCCTGGTACGAACCTACGATCGACACGCCAGGAGTCGAGCTGATCGACTGGGCGATGTACGGCATCGGACGCCAGATGACGTTGTTGGTGCGCTCCATCATGGTGGAGTCGGTGTTGTAGATGCTAACGTTGCGCGACAGCACCAGAGCGTCCTGGAAGCCTTCCAGAAGGTTTTCGAACGCGACTCGTTCTTCTTTGCTAAATGCGTTTGCCATGTTTGGCTCCTATTTCAAGATTTGGTTGCTTCGCGCTTCTGCCGTTTGTACTGGAGGACCTTGGTGTAGTCTCCGGTCTTCTCGGCGTCGGCGCGGAGCCGCTCGAGGGTTGAGTCCACCGCGCCAGATTTGGGTCCAGTTCCCTGGAGCGTCTTTTCAGGCGGAGGCGGTGCTTTGCGGTTGGTCACTTTCAATTGAGTCTCCAGTTTGCCGACCGCAATAGCGAACTTCACGGGGTCGGTGATTGATGCAAGCTCCTTGGCCTTCTTCGGGTTTTTGCCCAGCGCGTAGACCACGAGAGCGGGGTTGTCAGCTCCTTGCACGATGATGCCTTGCTGCGTGACGTTGAACTGGTCTTGCACGGCCAACTCGGCATCATCGAAGTCCTTGACCTTGAGCTCGGCTTTCGCCTTGCCGTAGTCATCGAGCTTCTTCTTCCAAGCTTGCTCAGCTTCCTGTTCTTTTTCACGCGCTTTGCGCTCAGCCTCATCGGCTGCTCGCTTGCGGTCGTACCAGGCGGCCAACTCCTGCTCGAATTTCTCAGTGTCGTAGTCAAAGTCGTCGAGAGTCGGTTTCTTGCCCAGCACTGCCGGCTTGGTCTCAGCAGATGCTTTGACTCGTCTCAACTCGTCTTCAAGTTCTCTGATGCGGCGCTGATCTTCGCGGTTCTTCTTGCGCAGTTCTCGTACCCATTCAGGCGCATGAGCTGCTTCGTCTTGAGGCGGCGATTCCTCACCAATCGAGACCACAACTTCATCGTCCTCAGACTCAGCTGCTTGCCCGTCGACTTGCTGCTCACCTTCACCAGTGGCTTGCTCGGTCGCCTTCGCTTCCTCGCCCTCACCAGCTTCAGTGCTCTGCTGCTCGTCATCAAGCGCCGTAACCTCATCGTCTTCGGCGATCGGTAGTTCGACTGTTACTGCCTTTTTTCCCATAGTGGACCCCATGTATCAACTCACCCAAAGAAGCGGCTGGGTGGGTGCCGCATAACTCATACTTGCGGAGGCGGCTCGACCGCCACCACAGAAACTTCTGGACTCGGCTGTGGTGCCATACCGAATCGGTCGATGACTTCCAACGCCTGTTTCTGGTCCATGGCATCGACCTCAGACACGGTCTTGAGGGTCTTGGCCTTGGTCTCCTCGGCCTTGGCAACCGTGAGCACGGTGTCGGCACGTGAGCGCTGGGCGTTGGCCTCAGCTTCCTGAGCCGCAGCCTGCAGATACAGAGTCTGAGCGTCAGGCTTGGCGTTCTGGGCTTCTTGAATGAGGGCTTGCTTCTCCTCGTCAGTGGGTTCAACCACGCCAAGGCGGAGAAGTTTCTTGCGGAAGTAGTCGCGCACCTCAGTGATGCCCTCACCTTCCATGTTCATCATGGCCATGGCTGACAGCACTTGCTTGGTCTCAGGGTCATCGGTGATTTGCATCATGCCGGTTAGGGCGCGGACGGTAGCGGCACGCTTGCTGGAGCTGGACGGGCCGACCTGCACAGCCACGTCGAACTCAGCCTCAGACAAGTCGTTCTCGATCTTGACCTCACCGTCTTCGCCGATCATAGGTTTGACCAACTCGATTTGTCTCATCTCGCCCTGCGCGCCGATGCCCTTCATCTTGCGGCCTTCCTCGACGTACACCTCCTTGGCCATGCTGAGCCAAATTTCACCGCAGCGCTGGACGCCCTTGGCGAAGTTGCTCATGTAGATGAAGGCCTGCATGTCGATCTTGTTCTGGATCAGCTCAACTGCTTTACCCGAGATGTTGGACTCAAGCTTCTCAGCCGCTTGTTGGTTGCCCAGCAGGTCCTGTATGTCTTGCTCAGTGATCTGCAGCAAAGCCGCCATAGCCGGAGGCACGTCAGGCGACTTGGTGTAGGCGACAGGACCGGCAAGGGTCTGGTTGCCGTTCATGTCGGTCACCGGGTTGATCAGCAGGTAGGGATAGTTCTTGATGTTGTCCTCAGACCACATGACCTGGTGGCCAGCGATCTGCTCAGGGGTCAGGATCGGCTTCTGCACCGAGGACAAGGCGCTGATCTCGCCGAGCTTGGACCGTTGCATGTTGGCTAGGCGCTGGGCGTCCTTGGCCAGGCGCACGTGGCCCATGCAACGCTCGACGTTGTCGATGAACCAGCGCTTGCCGTACACCACCACAATGGGGATGTGCTTGCCGGCGATGTAGCCGCAGTCCTCGAGCACGCGGACACCGTTCAGGATGTACTTGCGCACCTTGCGGCGCTTGACCTGCTTGGTGCGGACCAGCTTGCTGCCAACAGCCTCGAGCTTGGTCAGCAGCTCTTGGTCCTTCTCGAAGTCGCTGTCGAAGTAGCGTTCCTCACCGCCGGCCAGGTCTTGCCACACCTGAACGGTTTCACGTGTCTCCTCGACGCGATAGTACTCAGCCACGAAAACAACGTCAGGCGTGAGCCAGTCGAATTCCCACTGGTGCACTTCTTTGGGCCAGCTGGCCGGATCGTCGCCCCACTCCTCGGCGTAAGCGTCGCGGGTCATGGCGGTCAGCACGAAGCAGCGCTTGGCGTCGGACTTGTCCTGCCGCTTGGCGTTCAGGTCGAAGAACACCGAGCTGTCGGCGTCGAAGATCGGCTCGATGCGGATGCGCTGGCGCTCGTCTTCCGGGGCCTCGTCGTTCTCATACTCAGTCCGCAGGCGCCAGGCGCCGATGCCACCAGCCACAGCCTCCTCGAAGGCGTTGTCGTAGGCCTCGTCGGCTGCGCTGTCTTGCTCATCGGCGCGGTACAGGTCATCGCAGATGTCAGCCAGCTTGTCGTGCTCCGCACCTTCTTTGCTCACGAAGTCGACGGTGATGCGGTTGTTGCGGTACTCGTTGATGATGCGGATGACCGACAAATGGATCTTGTTGACCTCGAACTTCGGCTTGTTCTCGAACTGCTTGGCCAGCGGACCTTCCCACTGGGCGCCGGCGATCGAGTAGAAGCGGCGGTCCTGCAGGCACTGCAACCGCTCGTCCCTCAGCGCAGACTGAATGTTATCGAATTCAGCCAGCGCCTCAGCGTGCAGCTTGGCAAGCTGCTGGTCTCTGGAAATTCTGGCCATAGCGAACCCTCATTTTTCGATATTCTCTCACCATTTGCTCATGACTGGCAATGGTGTGAAGTTGTGGTGTGGCTTGGATGGCTGCGTGCGCCGCACGCCTTCACAGGCGTAGCGCAGCGCGTCGATCACGTGGTTTTTCTTGTCCTCCAGGATCGGAAGCGCCTTGCCGGTGATCGGGTCGGTCTTGTAAGAGTACAGCGTCAGTTCGTCAATTGTGTGCAGGCATCGAGGGTGCACCACGATATCGTGGGACTTTAGCCACTCGACGCCTTCCTCTACCGACTTCGGGCCTTTGACGGCCGGCATGATCTTTGGGAAGCCGTGCCGCTTCATGTGGCTGATAGTCTCCGGCCTGGCCGAGTCGGCCACGATGGGCCACTTCTCCGCCTCCGGCACGGTCATGAACAGGTCCGGGATGTTCACGATCTCGCAGCCGACCATGTAG